GCGCTTTTGCCAGTAGTAGTGCGTCTAATGGCCATACTGTTTCACGTGAAACATCACGCCCTCTTCCTAGCCTTCTTCTTTGCGGAAGCAGACGGCAACTCGGAATAGTGATAAAGTCTTTTGCTATTAGTGCCGTGTTTGGATCCGCTATGAAGATCGCCGTTGGGCATCTTGTGTCTCTCACCAGGATGCTTAGTTCCATCCCTAAAGTAATGGGTCATGTTCTTGGCCATCTCTAGTTACCTCTTCCCGGTGTTCCTTGATTAATCCGTTCTCGGTTAACCTCTGCACGTAGTAGGGCAATATCCTCCTGAGAATCAATCTTCTCTGCGGACATCTCTTCCTTAGCTTCCTCTTTCTCAATATCAAACAACAGGCGCTGATCAAACTCTTTCGTCTTACGCTGTAGATCTGCCGCTTTGATGTCCAGTTCCTTAGAACGAAGCTCCACTAGAGGATCTACTTCCCCTTCCGGTGGCGGCATTAGAGTTGACATGACCTCTTCAGTATACTGAGCAATAAGCTCGGCAACCTTTGCCTCTACGTCAACCGGCGGAGGCTGCTGACCCGTCTGCATAGCCTGCTCCATCATGGACCGCATCTCAGCGTCAACGACACCTCGAGCCTTGAACGCAACATGTTCACAAAGATGAGCCTGCAAAAGAGCAAAGATAGGGGGAGAAGAAGCCGCTATAGGTGTCTTCATAAAGATAATGTGCGCCGTCATGTGCGCGTCGTGATCCTGCGTCGGAAAAGCCTGCAAAGCCTCCTGAATGATAGACTTAGCATTCTCAATTGCCGGATCAGTTGGTTGAGCCGGCTGTGGCGTAGGAAGTAACGTTTCAATGTTAGTAACGCCTATCGCTTCATAAATACGACGATACGCCTCATGAAGATTGTGCATTTGCGGGTTTGACTGAGCTAACTCAAGCTGTGTCTGGGCAAGTGCAAGACGTTGCGACATTGAAAAGATATTTGGGTCCGATACCGGAATAACATCTACACGATCATCGAAATCAGTCTGTTTAATCGAAGCTTCGGCGCCATACACATCATACGGGTACATGGGTGGAAGTGACTCAGCAAACACTCTAGCAAGCATCCTGAACTCTTGCTTCTGTGCGTAGTGCAGGCGCTTGTGTATGGCTGACATCACCTTAGAACCACGCTCTAAAAGAGCTACCGTGGTTCCAACCGCTGCCTGCTGGTTTCCGTCCCCTACTTGCAAGTCTGCAATAGCTGCAAAGCGACGACCGGCATCCACGACAAACCCTAAAAGAGACATCAGCGTCTGGCTGGGCTCTTTGTAGGGAAGAGGCATAATACTTTCTCGTAAAGCACCGCCGGGAACATCAATATCGCGAAACTCGCCAGGAGACAGAGGCTCATCAGCATCACGAATGCGGATACCGCGAGCCTTAAACCCAGCGGGAAGATTAGCCAGTGTGCCAGCATCAATAAGCTGCCTTAAAATAGATGTTGCGGATCGACCTAAACCGCCAATCATATGCAAAAGGCCATAACCGTAGAAGCCTAGACCAGGAAGAAACTTGTAGTGAGAGAAGTATTGAACTTTTCTGTAGTACTCGTCACCCTCATTCCAGTTTCTGCGAACAGCCAAAACCTTCTGACTTCCCTCATCTATGGTAACGATATAAGGAAGTTTAATTCCCGTCTCTTCTCCATCGATAGGGCTAACATGCTCAAAGCCCGGCAAATCCAAGTCTGTGTGTACCTCAAGGATAGTGCAGTCCTGATCATCACCGCCGGAACGCTCAATTCCTTGAAGTTCTCTTTCCTTCTGCCTAACCTCGTCTTCGTCTCCGTAAGCAAGAATATCAACTTCTCGGTAGAAACCAGCTGCTTGGTTCTTTCGCACATCATTCGTATTCATTCTAATGACGTGCGTAACCCTGGAGGCGGAAGAAAGATCCGTAGCATTGTACGGGACAAGAAGATCATCGGCAGGAACGAATTTAGATACAGCCCTGTCTAGAATGTCATCAAAGTATATCTTCTTAAACGCGCTCCCAGCCAACGGAAGATAGAACAACAAGCGATCCATCTCAGGATCATACTCATCCATAACGTTCATAATCTGGAAGTTCATGAACTCTTGAACGCGTTGGGATTGCGCCTCTACTTCAGGGGAGGACGCACCAACAATCTGAGTCCTTACCGGGCCGGAACTGGGTAAGAGTTCTTTGTAGGCTTGTGCTTGAAACTGTGTGACGGCTTCCGCGATAACCGGATGGGTTACACCACTAGAGCCGCGAAAAGGCTCATCTCTGCTTTCATACTTAATGCCAAGAAGGTCTAACCCCTCGGTATAAGAATCTTCCCAATCCTGACGACTTCCTTTGTCGTCTTCATAATACCCCACCAATTCCGAAGATAAATCCATCAGAACCCGTTCGTCTAAAATCTCCGCAAGATTAGCGTCGGGCTCCGCTTGAAGTTGCTCGGAAAGCATATCTTCAAAGTTTATAACAACAGAACCGTCTTCTTCCTCAACGATCTCTGTAGGATCCTGAATCTCTTCAACGTCAATCTCTTGGTCGGTCAAGCCCCCAAGAGGCATACCCTGAGAAGGTATAGGGCCGTCAATCAAAGAAGTCGGTTCGTCAGCCATGTTCTACTTACCCTTCTTTCCGTTCACCAAAGCTGGCGCGACGGCTTTTTCGTAATAAACTATAACCTGCTTTTGCTGCTCAATGAACCGTTTTATCTCGGCCATGTTCAAAGCGAGCGTCTCGTAATCTCGGACACTCATTGCATAAAAAAGCAAATCTCCATTTTCTTTCTCAAATCTTCGCTTAAACGCTGCGAAAGTATCTTCCGTAACAACGTAAAAGTGTATCTTATTCAAAGATACAGGGCGGGGCCTGTTCTGAACTGGTATCTTGCGCTCGACCTCGACCGTCTTGATCTCAACTGGCAATATTTCCTTAAAACCTGTGCAGCTACTTAGCAGAGGAAGGAGCAACAGCGCCGGAAATAGCCTCGAGCGAACGGAACAATTTATTCGTGCCATTGTTAATTTTCTTTTCTACCAAACCGGGCTTCCTAAGACTTAGCTTCGCCAAGTCGTGCTTCCTAAGTTTACCTATCAAAACATCTTTGTAGACATTTGCCGCGTTTAATTTCAAACCAAGTTCTTTGTTTAGCTCCGCAAACTTCTCCCGGTCTTCAATCATAGCGTTGATCGTGGCGTCCTGCATCTGCTTGGCCGTCTCCAGCTTGGCCGTGTTCTCGGTCAAAATTTGGATGCGCCGCTGGCTGTCTTTGTAATAATAGTACGCGCCGTAAGCTGATCCACCAACAAAACCGAGGACAATTATCAGAAGGTAAATTTTTAGCATTATTTACCTTTAGCCATGTAGGCCGTCATACCCATATAGCTACCTATCACACCCGCCTGGCCGATGTAAAATAGCCCAAACAGGTCAGATAAGGCTTTGATCCGACCATCTGGGAATATGGGCAAAAATACTGCGAAAGTAAAAACAATCATAGACCCCATTGCAACCCATGCCATGCGTCTTTGCGCGTCGGCTTTTTCGTGCTGGGTCAGAACTACGCTCGCTGCAAGTTCTGAATCACTGACGATGCCATCGCCATCAAGGTCCATCTCGTTGTGCTTGCTGTCTTTTTGTAGTTTCTTTTGCTTTGCCATGTTACTTCCTCAAGAGTGGGTTGTCTAAAGCTCGTTGCAGCTTTTTATCTTGCCGCTTTTCAAAAGCATCTAGTTTTGAATCAATACCGTTGATCTTGGCATCAAAACGGGTAGCTGCGGATTCAACGATGTCGCGCATATTCTTTTCAGATTGGCGCGTTGAAGCCGAAACACTGTTAACTTTAGCATCAAATCGTTCATTTGCACTAGATACAATGCCGCGTATTGTCTTCTCCCCTTGGCGAAGAGCCGCACGGGTTTCCCCATTAAGAGTTCTGGAGCGTTTATCCACAGCAGAAATAGCGGTTTCTAGAGATGCTGCATCAGATCGCGTATCCTGCCGGGTGTCCCGCACAATCTCCTGAACTTCGAGCACTCTGGTACGGATAGAAGCCATTTCCTTGGTCACTGTGCCCATTGTTTTGGTCATAACAGCCAGCTTCTTATCAAAACCTGATAGGTCAGGAGCTTTATACGACGCTATCTGCTCTTTCATGTCCATATAGTCCTTGTAGACCTCAAAAGCGCCGTACATGCCCCCTACGAACGTCGATAACGCCATTATTACGGCAACCATCTTGCCGCCTTTAAATTTTATACCGCCTACTTCAACTTCAGCCATCACCTTCTCCAGTCAAGTTCTACAAGAGCGTTGTGCGCCCCGTTTGACCTGCCAAACAATGTATAGTTCTGCATCCTGTCCACCAGAGAAGGCCCATCCGGTACTTTCGTTCCAGTAAAGAACCCCGGCGTGTCCACCAGCGATCTGGGGGCTACGATCTTAGGTGATATCATACCCATCGCAACCATAGTCGTGGTCTGAGACGCCGCTGAGTATCTCTGAGACGGGGCTATCTTTGCGACAGTCTTTTCAGCCGCAGCTTTGACCTTCTCCTGACGGCTTTTAGGTTTTGCAGGGGCTTGCGCTTCTCTGGTTTCGGCGGGGCGTTCTGCAACAGGTTCCGGCTCCGGCTCTGACTCAGAGGTAGGTTCAGGTTCTGTGGTTGGTTCAGGTTCGGGCTCTGCCGTTGGTTCAGCCTCTGGCTCAGAGGTAGGTTCAGGTTCAGCCTCTGCCGTTGGTTCTGGTGCGGGTGGCTCTATGTCCTGTTCTATCTGTGCCTCGATGGTTGCCTCGGCTTGAGCCTCCTGTTGTTGTTGCTCCATAGGAGGAGGTGGAAGGTCGATTTGGATTGGAGCAATTTCAGGCGGAGGGGGCGGTTCAGAGGGAGCAGTGGGAGCCAAAGCCACAACAATCGGGGCCGCTGTCGGAGGGGGCGGCAAGTCTACAACAGGGGGAGCTGCAACAATCTGAACGGGAGGCGCAGCCGCGATAACGTCGTTCTGCACTATCTGGTCGAGAATCTGCTGCTCAACAATCTGCTCATAAGTGAACGTCAAGCTGGGATCAGAAAACTTGGGTCCATAAAATCCTGAGTGGAACCCAGCGTCTATGCCAAACAGAGAGAAGCTCCCTGTCAAAATTCCAAAGTTGTTCGCTGTTATTGAGTCCGAGAACGAAAACAGTCTCTCCCCAGTAAAATCTAATTCCACCTCGTG